AAATATTCTTCTGTAAATTTTGCAAGTTTTGATGTTCTTAGTCTTGCACCAACAACCTCAAGAAAATCACCAAAAGCATTTTTGAGTGAGTTTACTTTACCAGTATCAGTATTTTTAAAAGCCTCGGCCGCTCCGTTTACCTGTAATGCAAGTTCCTTCGTAATCTCAGAAGCATCTTTTGATAATAAAACTGTTTTGTCTAAACTTATTGCATATTGACGCAGCGGTCTTTCCATGCCATTTAAAGCCGATACGTAAAGATTCCATGCCTCTTGTAATGTTACTGTCCTACCGGCCGCAAGGCTCATTTTACTTGCTAGGTTTACCAAAAGAGCCGATTGATCCTCAACTTCTTTTGATGTTTTTCCATAAGAAACAAGCAACGCCTGCATGCGTATAATGTCATCATCTTCATATACCGAAGTTTCTTGCAACCTGGATGCAAGTAGTTGAAGTGACTTTGAAAACTCGTTTGTAGATTCTGTATTTAGTGCTGTATTTAATGCAACGGCAGACATTTCTTGTTTTGCTGCAGCATCATAAACCTGTTTAAAGTATTTCAACGCCTCTTTTAAAGCACTTGAAACAGCTAAGTACCCAGTTGACAAAGCTGTAACTTTTTGCGATAAATTACCAACGGAATTTGATACACCTTTTATTTCTTTAGTTGCCTCATCTTTTGCTGTTATTCTTAATGCTAGGTCTCTTGTGCCTGCCATTTTTTTACCGCCTTCTTATCTTTTTGCCGCATCTCAATTGAATCCCAGAACAACAAAAAATCACCGTACCTTGAATCAAGCGCGGCGGTGAAGTTTGTAAAGCCGCCCTCGGAAATTACTCCGAGATTTGAAACCAACGTCCTGTAGGCGTCTTTTATTGACATACATCTTGAATCTGTATTCCATCTTTCATCGATAAAATCGTCCCCAACCTCTGTTTCACTTTCTCCATTATCAGACCCGGAAAAAAATAAAGAAAAAAAAAGTTTAATATAATATCTGTTTCGGCTTTTGTTGCCGTCTCTATTAGGCTGTGTAACTCCTCCGCACGTTGCTTTAAGTTTAAGATGTTAGCACATATCTTAATTCTTGCATCCGTGAAAATTGCGGCTTCTATAATGTCACCAACCTCATCGAGCTTTTTATCTGATATCTTCAAAAGAATATCATCGGATAAAATCTCATCCATAACTTTGTAAAGGTTCAAAAGTTTTCTAGTCTGCATTTGTTCGATGGAGCTGTATAGTGTATATACAGCCCCGCCGATTTTTACTTCAGTAGCATTAACCTCCCGATTCATATTAACCTACTTCCATGATCTTTAAATCATAACCTTCGGTTTCTGATAATAAGATCTTAAATTTTGCATTGATAACGGTGTTCTCATCGCTCTTAAAACCCATAGGAGTAGAACCACTCAACCGCAACCATGGCATTTTAATAACATAGTATTTCGTTGTACCGGTACCAGTCTTGCGTTGTGCGACGTAAATACCTGCAAAATCCTTTAACCGAGTTTGTGATACTACAGCAGCACCGTTTTCAGTTGCAGCCTCTTTATCGCGTTGCGTTGCAAAAATAATGTTATCAATCCCGGACTGTAACATGTTGTGGGTAAACATTGGTTCTTCATTTCCATCGATGAAAGCAGCAACGTTATCGTTGTTTTCATCAACAGTGTTTACCTCCTCTGGGATACCAGGATCTAGTTCAGACTCACTTGAATACCCTACACAATCAAGCCCCGCATATCCGGTAGTTGCATCATACAATGTAACATGCGATTTTACCGGGTGTGCGACCGTTGCGCTTGTGATTGTGAGTGTTTTTCCGGTAATCGCAGAATAGTCGAGAACCTCGGTGTCGATCTTTGCTTTCCCTGATGTAGCAGCTCCCAAAGCATACTTAACAATTGCAGCAATTTCGTTTACCTTTAATTCTTTGTCAAGTATTGTAACAAAAGTCTTGTCAAGATTTTTGTCGCTTTTCTCAGCAAGAAAAAGGTACCCGCCGTTTCTCATTATAGCAGCGGCGTTTTTTCTTAAACTTGAATTCATCTTCACCCTCCTTTATGGGTTTATCTCACTTGCAGTTGCTGCAAGCTCGAAGTCTATCCTACTCCCATAAAATGGAGGTAGGAAATTAAAAATCCGACCGATACGAATTAGAGTCGTATCCCTGTCAATCTTTATAGAACCAGTGTAACATAAGTTGTTATATTGCGCAAGTATCTCTTTAACAACGATTTCCTCAAGCTCGTTTAATTTTTCGATACCATCGGACTGCTGTGTATCAGAATACGCATCATCGTCTTTAATATGATAATAAAAAATGTATGCACTCATTATTTGATCTTCATGCAACTCACCGCCCTCATACAAGTCAGTGTTTATTTCAGAGTTCCCACCCCAAAAAAAACATGCTGGAAGTGTATCGGCCGCCCATTGTATATTTACTGCACCCTTTGGAAGTACTATACCCCAAAGGACAGTTTTAAAAGCCTCGGTTGCTTTTACTGCATCGCGTAAAGTTTTTATTTGTTCATTGCAAAACATGTTTCACATCCTCATATATAAGACTACCAACGTAATCTTGAAGTAGATCAGACTCCTTCTCAGTAATCCCAAAAAAAGTATATCCAAGAGATTCCAGTTCTTCAACCTTCTCGGCGTGTGGAATCATTTCTGAATCCATTTTTTCATATATATCCACGGCACCAGGGAGGTATCTGTTACTAAAAAAAATGCGTCCGCTTTTGGATCCTGTCATTTCAAAAATTATTGCATCAAGCATGGACCCACTAAGAACCGCCGATTGTGTGTGGCCGACTACCTTTCGCTTTTTTTCTCCATACTTCTCGGAGTTGAACGGCATTGAATTTCCTTCAATATCATATCCCCATTCAACGCGCGTCCGAATGAAGTTTATTTGCTTCGATAAAGCCATCGCGATGTATTTGGGTGTATTATATGCTATTATTTCAGCGATACCTTTTATTTTGTTTTTAAAGTCTTTAGCGTTTGATTCTATTTTAATCATACGACTTTCCTACGCCTTGCAATTATTGCTTTTACATATTCACTAATTACAACCTGGTTTGGATCGTCCTGGGCTTGTGCGTTCATCAGTTGAACAACGATGTTTTTTACAGCCTGTTGAATGTCATAGGGTGCATTACCAAGAGAATACCCGGAAACATATGTTATTTTTACATCGTTCGGAACAGAAGAATACCACGATGCTCCAGCGCCTGTTAAACCTACCGCACCAATGTTTTTGTTATAATAATACTCGTTTGGATCTAAAACGGCTCCACGTAAAACAACCTCCTCAATACTTACAACGGGAAAGTTGTTAAGCAACAAAGTTCTTGAATTCATTTTTGTAGTATCGTAGTTTTCAACATTAGTAGCAAGTGCATAATTTATACCGGTTTCGCGCTCGAAAATATCAGACGCGGCATTAATAAGTTCAACCTTTTTGGTTTCGCTTAAAGGCATTTCCGATATATACGTGGTTGATATTAGTGCGCGATTTGATAACATAACTTACTTCTTTACCGTTTTTACGGCTTTGTTTAATTCCCTGTCTTTAACAGCATCAAGTAACTCAAGTTCTTCACTTGCTTTTTTTGAAATACGAATACATTCTCTTTCTGTTTCACAAGATTCTTTGTTCATGTTATGCTCAGCCTCCGTAATCGCACGACCTGACTTTATTAATTCCTCGGCGTACGTTTCAATAGTATCAACCACTGTACCACACTCAAAACGTGTATCCGATCCTATTACGTAAATCTTCATAACTACACCTCCAAAATCTGTTCTGATTTTGTTAAAGCAAGAGTAGTTTGGTTTCTTGGAAAACCGTTGTTTGTTGTAACAGAACCCTTTCCAGTGACTGGGTCTAAAAGCCAATTCAAATCGTTGGCGCCTGATGCGTGAATAGATGCAATAGAAATATCAAGGTAATCGGTTTCAGTTGCCTCGAAAGTTGTTTTTATGTAAAGTCTCAAATACGGCTTTAGAGGTAACATGTTTATCGGAATTACACAAATACCTGACCTTGACCCTACTTTTGTTGGGTCTGTTTCTATCTCATATCTAAAACATTCCACTAACCCAACGCTAGAACTTACATCGGAATGCTTTCCATATATTTCTATTTTTGCGTTTTCAAGTCTATCGCTAGCGCCAACAGAACCCTGGATGTTTACAATCATAATTACTTCACCGGTATCAAGTGTTGAAGGCGCTCCAAGAGATATCTCTTTACCGTCCGTAGCTGCATCACCTGCGGTAAATCTTCGGGGGTGAAGGGAATTCATTGTCATAATTTGCGATTTCATGTGATTTTGTTTCACGGTTCTAACCTCCTTATGGAAAGAAAAGGCCGGGAGTTCCGGCCTAATTTGTTATAAGTATTCTACAGTCCCGGAAACGTTTACAGTTGGAGCCGACTGCGCACAAGCAAGGATACCGTTGACTGCATAGTTGTAAGTGTCGGTTCCTGTTGCTTTTGAATCAGCAGTGACTTCAAACTTCAAGAACTGACCCGCACCCTGCAAATCAACCTTGAAGCCATCGATCTTATTCAAAGTTTCGTTTACCGTGATTGCTGCGTGGTTGAAGGTAATTGAAGAAAAATCTGCAAAGTTGGTTCCATCTTCTGAATCCAAGATCTTTACAGTAACTTCAATGCCTTTTGCCTCTGTAAGTGCAGCAACCGTAGCACTAAGAACTGAATACAAATCAAGTTCAGAAAAACCCGAACGATCAATTGCTGCAGAAGTCAGCTTCACATTATCGGAGGCTGCACCCGCAACGCCTGCGTACGGCGGAGTAATAAAAATGCCTTTTGTCTTGTTAAATGTGTGGTTTCTAATATCCATACATTACACTCCTTTATCCTTTAAAAGGAAACCCGGGCTTAAGCCCAGGTTCCTTTCTTGACTACTGCGATTGCTTTTTCATCACGGCAGACTAAGTCAGTACCGTAATCAACGAACACACCGGTTTCATCATTTTCAGCCAAAGACTGCATATCACCATTAGCATCTGTATAAGAAGCCTGGTCCAGAACTCGAATAGACATGTTTCCATCACCGACATACACGTGAGTCATATCAGCAAGAATCAAGTTATGGAAGGCTCCACCAGTAAGCTCGCCGCCTGCCGTCATAGTAACTGGCATATTTGCGGTTGCAAACAACGGAACGCCCAAGAACACGCCTTTTTCGATGGATGCACGATAAGGATAAACGCCGCTTGCAACCAAAAACATCAAATAGTTTTTGAATTTCGGGCTTGCAAAAAACGCCATTTTCTCTACATCACCATAGGACTGAACACCTGTCAACATTTTCTTTACATCGGCTTCGATACCAGAAAGGGTTGAAGTAGACATATCCCATTTGTTTGTCAGTGCCCAGTTGCTAAGTCCTTTTGGTTGATACTGTGTACCTTTACCGTTAAGATAAGCAACATCGGTAACACGCGCAATTTCTTTTGATACATCGTTCAAGATAACAGTTTCAAGTTTAGAAGCACCATACGCACGGATAAGTTTGTTAGAATACGGAACGCATCCGTTTACATACTTCTCTTGAAGTGTAACCTGACCGGTTTTTTCGTTACTCGCTTTAGTGCGTTGTCCTTCTCCGGTCCAACCAAGGGTCGGTCCAGATGTTACTTTTCTGAATCCGAGAGATCCAGCCAACGGAACTACATTTGCACCTGCAGCAATAACAGCAGACTTCGGTGTCCAAAGTCCAAAGATTTCATCGGAAAACTGCGGTATTGCAAAAGCGCCACCGTCTTCAAAAGAAATAAGTTGCATTGCTTTAGCGATGTCATCACGTTTTTCCTGTGTTGCCATTTTTTCAGCGATGTTCAAATCGCCGCGAGCTCTTACTATAGTGCTAAGAATGCCGGCAACGGTTTTTTTATTCTCTACACTCTCTTGGCTTTGTGAAGCGATAAGAGTTTTTTCCTGTGCCTCTCTAATGCGCTCCATTGCCTTTTTTTCCAACTCTTCAATAGATTTCCCGGTTGCATCCATTACACCTGATGCAATTTGGTCTATCAGTGCCTTGATCTCTTCTGGTGTCATACGCCCTCCTTTTTGGGTGTTACAAACCTTTTCACAACTCCGTTTACGATCTCTTTCATAAACGCATCCTTTTCGATACGAACCGTTTTATCATACTCTGCGATTATCTCATCGCACTTAGCACGTATCTCCTGTACTTCAAGTATACTACAAAAATTCACGCTGTCAAGTATTGCGTCTTTTTTTAATATATCAAGAGAAACATCATCAATATGTTTTTTATAAAGATCCTGGTCTTCTGGTGTAAAGCCTGCAGTAATCAAGGCCTCTTGGTTGCATGGAACCGGAACCGCCGATACCTCAGTCAATATTTGTTCGATGAATTCTATTCCAATAAAATCATCGTTCTCGTAAATTGCTTTGTATTTCACCGGCATAAATCCCACACTCACTGCACCCATGTATCCAGATTTATACATCTTGTAGATCATGTCACCAAACGGATAGATCTCTTTTTCTATGAAGTGAACAACAATCATTAACTTGTTATCCTCTACGTATATCTTTTTAAATTTACCAATCGGAGGACTAAAGTAGTTGTGACACCACAAAAACGGAATATACTTAGGACTCATATCAAAAAGCCATCCGTCCTGTTTTATCACGTCCCCAGATCTATCGGTTGCATCGGTTGAAGCTACGAAAGTAATTTCCCGGTTTTCTTCCTGTTCTTTTGTTTGTTCAAGCGCCTTGGCTTCAAACACAACACGCTTTGTCAATGTATCAACCGAGGCATCTGCGTCTTTTACTTCAACAACATCGCCTTTTGGAATAACATCAACATCAATTTCTTTTTTTGAAAACTCCAGGTCAGCAATGATCTTTGCAACAGCAAGAGAGTTGCCGCCATACATCTTTTTTAGCTCACCAGAATCAGAAAGCCTTTTTAAAAAGTCAACCTTGCTTTCATCCTTACCTCTTAAAAACATTTTCTTATTCATCAAAATCCTCCAGTCCTTTCAATATATCAGCCTCTTGTGCATCCAAGCCCTTCTTAAAAGCCTTTGATATCGACCGAGCAAACCGCTCTGTATCAATTTTTACTTTTCTAACAAAAAGCTCTCTATAATCCGAATCGTTTGACATTCCTTTTTCTGGAGCTACAGCACCAAGCGTACAATGGCAGTTTATATCGTGCTTTGCAATACCGGAGTTCCCAGGTATTTCAACTTCAGATCCATCTGATAGTTTAAATTTCTCACCCATTCTAACTCGAGTGCCGTCCATCGCTGCATGTTCATCACGCGGCGTTTCACTTTCCTCCGGATGATGCAACCACTCAACCTCTTCAATTCCAGCCAACACATATGTTTCATGTATAGCATCATTGATCGTTGAATGTGATTCTGTTAATGCTATGACAGCGATTCGTTCAGCGCTTCCAAGCTTTTCTTTAAACTTTTTTGATATACGCTCCTGAAGTTCATCAAGTGTTTCCTCAAGTATAATACCTTTTTGAAGTTCATCGCGTATACCGTCGCGTGTAACATCATCGATTCTTTTGATTTTTTTAGCAAGCTTGGTGTTCGTAAAAACGTTTACCGAATCCATATAACTTGTTTTGCTTGGATCCACTCCGAGATCCTTTAGAACGTCCTGCATCACTGTCATATAAATTCCTTTGTATGAGTTCGATGTTTCAAGAAGTAAAGAGCTTTTGTTTTTTTCAAAAACAAGCTGCAGCAAACTCTCAATGTCAAAAATGTCAACTGTTTTTTTTGATTTAACAACGGGCTCTGCTAAATCGCTTTTTTTACTGTCAACTTTGTTTAACACCTTTTCGTCCGTGCTTACCTCGCTGCTTGAATCATAGTCATACCCATATCCTATTGTGTTTGATTCCTTTGATGTATCTGGATCGAATCCAGCAATTTCACGAATCTCGTTTCTTGAAAAATCGCGGCGGTTCGTTGCAATTATCTTCAAAAGAAAATCTTTATCCTTTGGTGAGTTATCAATCGGCCAAAAATACAAGTCCGGTTCTGTAATTAAAGCTTTATCAAGCCATTCACACAACGATATTAATCGCGGCCAAACAACGCTTGTGTACATAATAAAAAGAGCGGACTCAATGGTCGCCCTGTTTGAGTTTTCTAAAATCCCCAGGAGTTCCGGTGGAATTCCAAACGAGTTTATTATTGCATCACGTTGATCTTTTTGGATCTGTGACATTTGCATTGATTTAAAATCTGTTGCAAGTTGTGTGACGGTTGCTTTTGTGTTCGTAAAGTTTGGAATGAATTTGTTTAAAATGCCCTTGTGCTTTATGTTCCAGTCCTCTTTAAACCGTTCAACCTGTTCCGGTGCTGCACCCTCAAGAGATATAATAAATGGCGGCGTTGCATCATTATAGAAAAACTTTTGAATGAAAAGCTTTGCCTTTTGAAGTATATCAACATCATAAGCAAGAGCGGTTCCAATTCCAACACCAGAGTCTGAATACGGGTTCTGAATTGATATTTTTTTGTAAATACTAATATCAGATTCCGGTATATCAAAAAACGCGCCTCCCTTTACAAGGTTTATTCTATACTTTTTTGATTCTGGAAGGTACGTTACGTTTTGCGGTATCATTGGGTAAAGCCCTATTATTCTATCACCGGCTCGCATTTTGTAAACATAACAGCTTCCAACAAGATCCCTTGCTATTGTCATGAATGAAAAAAAGTCGGTTTTTGTCATAAAAGAATTGGGGCTTGATAAAAGCGCTTCGGCTCTTGCGTTTCCAACAGCAAAGTCGGTCGATCCACCTTTTGTAGATTTTTTGTAGATTTTAAAACCGTTGGTTGCTACCATAAACGCAACTTTATCACAGACGCTTTGAAGAGTTGGGTTTTTCTCATATGCTAAAAGAGCATAGTTAGATTCAAGCGGAGGAGCGGGTTGATACCTTTTTTCTACAATACCATTCGAGCCACTACTCTTTTGCTGTTTTCCAAAAATCTTTAGCATTATGCCTCCTTTTCGCTTTCCAACCTTTTAGCGTCAGCGCTTTCAAATAGTCTTTTTGATTTTTCTGTTTCTCCAATACTATCGTAATACACGCCCGCGTTGTAAAGAGTATACCAACTCTTGTTGCTTTTGTCAAGCATACGCGCAACATACTCTGAATCTTCTTTGTATCCTTTGCAAAATAAAAAAGAATTTGATACATCAATCTCATATCCATCGATCAATGACATTGACTTTAAAATTGCTCTTGCCGCATCATCACGCTCGTACTCAATTGCTTTTGCAATTATAGAATAAAGCATTTGCCTCGATTCATCTGAAAAACTTATTTTAGAAAAAGGTATCAAAAAAACAACATCAAGATCAACGCTGTTGTTTATTTTTTCAGAATATTCTTTTAGAACTGAAACATAGTCATCGGCGTGATAACATGCCGCTTCACTAATTCTATTGAATTCGTGTTCGTTGACTGAAACCAAATAGGCCTTCACTGCATCAATAAATCTTTGATTTTTAAAGTCTTTTGAAAACGCGCACATCACCCAAGAGGCGTCTACGTGCATCGGATCCAATTTTAGAATTAACTCGTTCAAATAATATGCGGCTACTTTATATTTAAACTTCCCGTGAAGAATTACCGCAAGATATAAAACGCTTGTCATAAAATTAGTTGTGGTGTTTGATACATGCTTCATTGACTTCCATATGTGGTCCATTGCTTCACGCTGCATTTCCATCATCATATACACCTCAGCAAGCTTGTAATGAATATAACAAAGCGAAGCCTCGTTCTTTGCGCCCTTTAAATCTTTCTTTAGAAGGTGCGCGGTTTGTTTGTATCTTTTATCCCTTTTTTCCGTGCCGTGTCTATATCCGTAATGCATGAGTGTGATTTTGTCCGTGCTGTGAACACCTGCAAAACCAACTATCTGATTGTGTGCTGCACCATAACAGTAAACACAATCGGTTTTTACTAATCTTGCGTTTGTTTCACCAAACGAACCAACTACCCCACTCTCTTTTATGTCATACATCTTGAACTTCACTGCATTACACCCGAGAGCTGCGGCCTCGCGTAATACGCTCTTTAACTTGCTTGCATCCAAAATCCTTTCGTCTGCATCGATTATAAGAACCCATTCTTTTGAAGCTTGTTTTGCAACGAGGTTCCTGTTGTGTGAAAAGTTTACCCACTTCTCTTTAATTACTTTTACCTTCTGATTATTCTTTGCAATAATTTCAAGCATCTTAATGGTTCTATCAGAACTTCCGGTATCACAAATAATCAACTCATCAACGTATTCAAGAAAACTAAAAATACACTCACGTAAATTTATTCTTTTTCTTTTTTGATCCAACCCATCAATTAAATAGGTTTCATCTTTTACGATCATGCACGCGGATATTGTTGTTCTTGTGTGTTTAATTTCATAGATCGCGGACTTGCATGCATCGATCAGCGTTGAATAATAACCACACGAAGCCCTGTTTTGGTTCTTACTGTAATCAAGTATAGTTTTGATAGTTTCGATACTCATATACTTTTTTGCATAATCAACCGCATTAAAAAGATACTTGATGTCTTTTGTTTTCAAGTGTTCATTAACAATATCTTGCATCGTTCCCAATGGAAAAATATCACGTTCATACATTTTTTTAAACTCCATACATACACCTCCGTTTTTATAAAAACACAACCCCAGGAACCTCAAGCGCCTGCAGTGCATACCTAATCGCATCGATACCGTGATTCCATGCATCAACCGGGTTTCCAGTAGCCTCACCCGATCTTGTATACTGCCATGAATAATTGTCAAATTCATCCATGACCCCAAAAGAACGTTTTGTTATTTTTATTTTCCTACTTTGTATCTTGTCAATACCGGCAAGCACCGACCCGGGCGGCTTCTTTACTCCAAACGCACTACTCAAACCAAGGTCCTTTAAATCATCAATAGACTTTTGTTCTGCAGAATCACAAGCAAAAAGCTTTGAAACATCACAACCTGATTCAAGAGTCTTTTCGTAAATATCCTTATTTCTTAATCCGACCCCATACACCTTTTCATCAATCCAAAGGAATTCACCATCATCATACACATCAACAACCGCAGATGGATGTATTGTGTATCCAAAATCAACGCCATATGCGTGTGGTACGCGGTTTTTAACATCGTCCGGTATGCAATCAACTACTTCATACGACTTGAATACAAGCCCTGAATTGTCACCGTAATCACCATCAAGAAACCGGCGGCGCTTCTCACCACTATACATTTTTAAAATGTTGTCAATATATCCAACTGCAAGATATTTTTCAATTTCGTTGTCATTATCGGTTGCGTTCATTTTAATGTGTCCGAGTTGTGAAATTCTAATATCATCAAGCTTCTCTTTTGAAACCGGATCGATGTTTTCTATATGCAGTAATCTACTCCAGTGTTTTCTACCACGCGGGTTCATATCATACAGAATTTTGTTTTGAAACCCTGGAATCCTTTGAGACAACCTTGACTTCAAAACCTCAATAGTTCCATAAGAAACCTCGGAGGCTTCGTTCACGTATATAATTGCATACTCGCGCCCGAGGATCTTATCAACTCTTTCTTTATCGTCAAAACCATCAATACAAATTTTAGAGCCGTTTAAAAAATAAATTGTCATCTCGCCTTCACTAAAATCAGCATAGGCCTCGCGACCCCTCATTGCTTTTTTTACGGTATCATTCCAAAGGCTTGCTTTTGCATGCACTAAATGTAAGCGTCCAACTAGGATATTAATTCCGGGATAATAACAACAGAGCATTATCAACCACTCAAAAATACCACGCGTTTTACCTGAACGAGCTCCACCCCTAACTAGAACATCAAGCTTTTTTGGATCGTTTAATAATCTGAATAACTTCTTTTGTGATTTTGTTGGAGTCAAGATCAATCACCAACCTCATCGCTTGAATCGCAATCATCGTCTTGTTTTGCATCTGGGTTTAACGATGAATCAAAAGAAACTGGGATATTTGTAATTTTCTCAACCTCTTGCCGCTCTATATACCCGCGTTTTTTTCCTATAGTCTTTAGAAAAAAAATAATCGATGTTTCACGCCCGGCTTCAATGTTTTCGAAAAGTTTTGATTCACCAAGATCAATTGCAAGCTCTCTAATCGAATCTGCCTTCTCAGCATACTCTTTGTCCTCTTTACACCATCTATAATGCATTTCTCTTGATATGCCAACTTTTGAACACGCCGTTGAAACAATTCCAAGACTTTTTTCAAGTGCTAGTAACAATGCCTTTTTTTTTCCAGCAGTATCATCCCTTTTTACAGTAATAACATTTTTACCGGTCTTTTTTGGTAACGGTTTTTTTACTTGTTTTTTTGTGGTTGTTTTCTTTGGATCTTTTTTTTGAATTATCTTTTTGTTCAAATCGGTATTTAATTCAACATCATCTTTTTTTAATGTTTTTGTCCTGGTTCTTTTTGTTGTTTCCATACCGCTCCTTTTTTTACATTACTCCCATAAATAAAGACAGGCGGCGGCGTGGTTTGTGGGGGTTGATTGCCGCCGCCCGATGGGAGGTATGTAAAGAGAGTATAACACCATAGTACCCCTTTGTCAAGCCCTGCGTTTTATCTATTCATTGAATCAACATATCTTCTAAAATTATACTCAGCGTTGTTCACCCGGATAATTCCAATTGAAGAATTAATGACGGCCTTTGTTCCATCTTTATACCCTGAATCATACGCCTTCTTTTTTGCAAGTTCGGTTTTAATTATTGACTTCTCAATAATTGCTTTTTCTCTAATCTCGTATTTTTTTGCCCTTACTGCAGAAACACCAACTGAAACAGCACAAAAAGCAAAACATAGAAGAAAACAACAAACGATTACAAGAGAAAAATCAAGCGCCTTTAAACTCTTAAAAACATCTTTTTTCATACATACACCTCTTTCTTTTTACCAACCGGACTGTCTTGAATCTTTTTTAACAGAACCAAAGTATCCAAATTCAATCAAACATTCAAGTTGAATTTTTTTGCCGGTTCTTGAGTGCCTTGAAAAAACAACCACAACATTAGCAAGCCCCGGGTCAGACTGGCGGCAATAAACGTGATCTCTTTGGACGATCAGTGCCCAGCTACAGTTTTTTGATAAAGCTCCATAGTCGGAAAACCATGTCATTGAAGGCGATGGTGGTTCCTTCATGTCGCCGCCTCGATTATCCCAGGAGTCTTTTACCGTATGCATTATTACAACAACCGGTAAATCACAATCCTCAGCAATTGATTGCAGCTCTAGTCCAACCTTTTGATATTTTTCTTTTTCGGTTCTGTGGTTTCTTGCATCGGATGCGTCAAGTTCAACACGCCCAAAATGATCCACACAAACACAACCGAGAGTTCCGTTTAAAGCCTCAATCATACACAAGGCGCGTAATCTTGAAACGTCTACAGATATCATAGAGAACACCAGGAGCGGCCATTTTTCTATTTCATCCATGCAGTGTTTTATTCCATCCCTATAATCTGAATAGATCTGTGGGTTTGAATAAAGGGCGTCCTCCGGTAGCTGCAACATAATAGCAATCAATCGGCGGTACACGTCTTCAGCTTTTGATTCCGCGCTGTAAAGTAATATTTTTTTTGCGCTTGGGTTTCCGGACTGTGATTTGCAATACCCTATGATTGCATTGAGTAAATAAACAGACTTACCCATTTTTGGAGCTCCACCAATCAAATACGTTCCTCCAGGTCTAAGCATCCCAACGGCATCATCGATTCCGGGCCAGCAAAATTTAAACCCTGCATTAAAACTTCCAGACAAAAGAGATTCAACGCGCTTTAACTCGGTAACACCGGCCTCACCAATGCTCTTAACTCCATCAACCTTGTAAAAACGCTGTGCCGTAGAGGCGAGCTTCGTAATCTGTAAAACCTTTTGTTCAGATGTAAGTTTTTCAAAATCCTTCGAAACAGTAAAAAATTCTTCTGACACCCTCCGATTCAAATAGCACTCTACAAGACTTGCAAGATAGTTTTCCCACATTGACATCATGTACGCACATCCGATTACAGCCTGGACGACTACCGGCGATATACCTGCAGCCGCGCAAACCGTACAAAAACTACTCAAGTCAAAAGAACCGCCGCTTTTTCGTATAGCGTCCGAGCATGCAATAAAAACTCTTTTTGTATCAATCATTCCAAAAAGCTCTTGACCCCCTGAAACCTCAATCCTTTGAATAATTGCTGGAGCATCGATCACGCACCTCAAGATCGCATACTCACCCTGCACGTCCGTTTTCAAATTGTGTTTTACAGTAATCATACATACCCCCAGTGTTTTATTGTTTCAAACCGCTTGTTACTATACCATACTTTTCAGAAAGTTCAAGGCTTTTTTTCTGTAGATTCAAAAACGTTTCACTTTTTTCATTAGCATCAAAAGAAACCGCGAGCGCCTGATCTTTTCTTTTTATAGTGCCGCGATCCTCAGCCATCTGCAGCCACTTCAAAAGAGTTCTATAATGGCTTTTGTATTTAGAAAGCCCTTTGTAATCATCCAAAGCAAAAGCGGTTTTCAAAACGTCCGATTCATTATACCTATCCAAAAGTTTTTTAAATTCATCTTTAGTTATTTTTAACTTTTGAATCGGCTCTCCATCCCATGACAAACTTTCAAATTCAGAATCACCAACATCCAAACAGCCAACTTTAGTTTTTTTATGTTGATTATTTTTATTATCCAGTTGGTCGGCGGCTTCGGAGCTCCCAGGTATTTGAATTTCTGAATTCATAAAACTATCAAAAAAAACGCTTGCGTCAGCAAGCGGAAGTTCTTCTGGCTGCTGGTCTTGGATGTTGTTTTCTTCTCTTTTTGTATTTGTATTTATATTTATATTTAATTTCCCTTTAATAGTATTACATTCGTATCCGCTTTCGGTATGTTTCGTATTGTTTTTTGATACGTTCGTATTAGTTTTTGATACGTTCGTATCGTTTTTTTTATCATTCGTATTTTGTGGTTTTTTTGCGTCCCATCTTTGAGTAACAGAGGCGCGAGCTTTTTCACTTTTTTCAGCACGAAACGCAAGCCTGTCCTGGACTGACTTTGATGTTATTTTTCCTTCGGAAATTATAAAAAGGTCGAAGTCTTCACATACCGATTTTACTGCAGCAAGGTCGGCTCTTAGTGAGTAAGACAGTTGTTCGTAATCAGCATCTATCATCCCGCCTTCTTCATAAAGACTCTCTACAATACACCAGAAAACACCTACCCCAACCATACCAAGATGTGATTGCATTTTTATCATCTTGCTGTCGTGTCTTGCATGATAGTCGTGTGGAAAATACTCAATAATTTTTTTCGACATACATACCCCCATAGTTTATTTACGTGCTAAAAACGTTTTTACAGCAACGCTTGCAATTTCTTCATCTGTGTGGTCTACAAGGAAAAAGTCAAGCGATACATCAAAGTAAACTGAAAGCGCGATCATTGAAACAAAAGTCATAGTTTTTGCAACCCCACGAGTATACGTGTAAAGTCCTGTTACTCCAGTATCGGATGCGATTTTTTTAACTGAAATTGGTGTTGCCTCCAAAAGTCTAACTATGTTTTTCTGAACGATTTCTGCGGTAGCAGCAATTGAAACATCTACTTCAATACATCTTTTCATACCTCCACCATCCTTCTGCGCTATTGCGCTGTTATGTATATAGTATACACCCATAAACTGTATTGTCAAGAACAAAAATGATTTTTTTTTATTTTTTTTACTTTTTTTATTTCATTGGAACCATCTTTGTTTATTTTTGTAATAATTATTTTTGTTTTTTGTTGTTTTTCCTATTGACAAAACATAGTGGTTGAAGTATACTTAATTAAAGGGAGGTGTATTTATGATAAAGTTTTTGTTGACATTAAGAGAGGCTTCTGAAAATTTTTCTATCAGTATTGAATCGTTGCGGTACAGTATACGTTGTGGTTATATAAAAGAGGCCGGGCGGCGTGGTAAGAAAATAATTTTGATCGACCCCGTTGAAGTTACCGAGTTTTTAAATGGAAACAACACAAAGAAGGAAGGTGTTCTATGAAAAAGTTTTTTTTGTTTTTTGGTTTGGTTCTTTTTGCTTTTTGTTTATCGTCCGGGCTTGATGTATCAATTCATGCGAGCCGTGGGGTAATGACTTCCGAACATGATCTTGAGTTTTTTGCAGAGGTGATACAAGACAATAAGTATTTTTCTGTTACAAGTAGACTTTGGATATCTGAAAGATCTTTAAAGGATGTTGATGTTACTACTGCAACAATAAGAACGCTCCAGCCGATTTGTGGTCCTGTTGCGGTTGGTGTTGATTATGTTGTTACACAATCGTCCGGTGATTCTCTTGGAAGCGTTTCTCATTGTATTGTTTTTAATGCTGGAATAAAAACTGAAAAACTGTATTTGCTTTTGGGATATGGTTTTGATGCCACCAAATACACCGATTATAATGCGATATACCGAGATACATACGAAATTGATAGTATTACATATAAACTAACACGGACCCCGGTTTTATCGCTTAATGCGGGCGTTTACGTGTATCGTGGTATATCGTTTGATATTGGTATTAGATTGATTGATTATACTATAACAGAAAAAAGCGTTGGTTTTGACATTTATGATTCCGAACGAATTAAAGTTATGTTTGATATTGAAAAGGATATACATACTGCGATATTGACTGCTGGCGTTGGTGTTTCTTTATATTGATATAGTGGAGGTATGTGTATGTCAAAAAACACGAATGTTTTTAGATGTGAAAAAAGTTTATCCGGTGAAGGTTTTTTTGATGCTACAATAATTTTTTCAAGTTCTGAATTGTGTGAAAGAATCCATCGCGGAATCGCCGGGTTTTGTGCAAAAAACAAAATAGAAATTGTTGATGTTTTTGATTGTGAAAAAGAAAAAGAGCATCGTCCAGTTGTTGTTGCTGTTACTTATCCAAACGAAGCCGGGCCTGCAGTAAACAAGCTTTATCATTTTTGCGTAAATCGCTTTGTTGCAAGAAACCTTTTTAGATTAGAGAGGTTAATGAATGATGGGAACGTGAGGATTCATTAAACACAGCGTTTGATTACGATACTTATGAGGATTTTTTGGAAAAGAAAAAGGAGGTGTGAGTATGGATATTAAGAGGTATGATTTTTATCAATCAGTGGATATTGAAGGGAATATTGATACTTGGGTAGATGAACATAAAGAAGGTAGATATGTAGAACTTTCAGACGTAGAAAAAGCGTTGAAGCTGTGGGAGATGGTGAAAGAAAATATAATTTGTTCTGAAAAATATTGTTTTTTGTATGGCAATGGAGGAAAACAATCAAGGTTGTGCGACTATTTTAGAAATGAGGATTGTTATTGCAATTTATTTGCAGTCAAAATAAAAGTCACATTTGCTAAGACTTATCGTTGCAAACAATGCCTTGACATGTTCGGGGAGGAGGAAGGGAAATGATTGTAATGAAAAAGATTTTGCACGGAGATTGTTTGGAAGTAATAAAAACTTTTGAGGACGATTCGATTGATGCGATCGTAACAGATCCACCATACGGGCTTTCTTTTATGGGTAATAAGTGGGACTGCGATGTTCCGAGTGTAGAGATATGGACTGAATGTTTGAGAGTATTAAAACCAGGTGGTTACTTATTGGCGTTTGCAGGCACAAGAACACAACACAGGATGGCTGTAAGAATTGAAGATGCAGGCTTTGAGATTAGAGATATGATTGCTTGGGTTTATGGTAGTGGCTTTCCAAAATCTTTGAACATAGGCAAGGCTGTTGATAAGTTGCAGGGGAATGAGAGGGAAGTTATTGTTTCAAATAGACATACAACATTTACAGGCGGAACAGGGAATAGTTTTACTACTGGAATGAATGGAGTTGATTTGGAAACTGGTAAAACATTAACATCCAAAGGCACTTCCGAATGGGAAGGCTGGGGGACTGCTCTTAAACCCGCATTAGAACCTATCACTGTAGCAAAGAAACCTTTATCAGAAAAAACCGTTGCCGAGAACTGTTTGAAATGGGGAACGGGTGGGATAAATATTGATGAGTGTAGGGTGGACTTTGTAAGTGAGGTTGATAAAAAAGATGCTTGTAGCGAAAGACCTAACTTTAAAAATCACAAAAATAATACTGAATTGTTTTCTGATTTTAGTAAAAACAGAGGCCCCACATGCGGAAGCCATTTAGGTCGCTTCCCCGCTAACTTTATCCACGATGGTTCTGATGAAGTAGTGAGTTTGTTTCCGAATACGAATAGCGGGAAAGCTGGAGTAAGAACTTCTGACGGATTCAACGCTAGCGTGTATTGTAAAGGAATTGGAATTAAAAAATGTCAACCAAACGGAGAATTTGGCGACTCTGGATCTGAAGCTCGCTATTTTTATTGTGCTAAAGCAGGCAATAGTGAAAGGAATGAAAACAACAATCACCCAACTGTAAAACCTATCGCACTTATGGAATACCTTGTGAAACTCGTATCAAGGGAAGGTGCTGTAGTTCTTGATCCGTTCGCTGGATCCGGGTCGACCGGTGTTGCATGTCATAGACTCGGGCGCGATTATATTTTGATTGAAAGAGAGTCTGATTATATCGAAATAATAGAGGCCCGTTTAAAAAAAGAAAGGAACCTTTTTGATGAATAATTTTGTTTTGGATCTTGATAAGTTTCCTCCAAGAAGTTCTTTTACAATACCAGGCGCCCTTCCGAAGTTAAATCTCTACATAGATGCGGAACGCTCGAATCGATTTAGTGCTGCAAAAATTAAAAAGAGCGCGACCGAGGTTGCTGCGTTTTACTCAAAAGAACTCAAGATACAACCGGATGCTGTATATGATGTTTTTTGCATCTGGACGTGTGATAGTGATAAGTTTGATTCCGATAATATTTTTTTGGAATCAAGTTTATCCTGGACGGTGTTGTTGCATCTGGTCGGCTGTGTGGTGATGGGGCTCGATACATAAGAGACATACATCATTATAGAAAACTTGATAGAAAAGCAAAAGAAAGTGTTACCGTTTACTTTTGGAAGGTATCAGACCCGCTTCCAAACAAAAACAAAAAGAAAGGAACCGAAAAATGAAAAATGATTATAATATCCGTTCAATTAAAAAGGAGTTTTCTGAAAAAGGAATCTATTACACTCCTGAAGGACTTGCAAAAAAAATGATGGAATATATTGCCATCGATGCTGTTAGTGAGGTATACGATCCAACGAGTGGTGACGGTGCGCTTCTTTCTTTTTTTTCTGACGATGTAAAAAAGTACGGGCAAGAAATTAACGAGAACCAGCTTGAGTATGCAAAAAGTGTCTTAAAGAATTTTACCGGTGTTTGTGGTGACACATTAAAAAACCCCGCTTTTTTGGATAAGAAATTTGATTGTATTTTTGGAAACCCTCCGTTTTCAGTAACCTGGGAGCCCCCTGTTTCCGGTCTTTTTGGTGATGCTCGTTTTTGTGCTCCAAAGATGCCGCCAAAGTCAAAAGCAGACTACGCATTCATTTTGCATATACTTCACTACTTATCAGAGACCGGGGTTGCCGTTGTTTTGAATTTTCCAGGTATCTTGTACCGTGGAGGTGCAGAGTATGAAATAAGAAAATGGATCGTTGAAAAAAATTACATTGAAAGAATCGTAAGAATACCAGGCAAAACTTTTGTTGACACACAAATTGAAACCGCCCTAATAATTTTCAAGAAGAATAAAACTACAACCAACATTATTTTTGAAGACCTGGCTCTTGGTAAAGAAGCAGAGGTTTCTTTTAATGATATAGAAAAAAATGATTTTTGTTTATCTGTTTCTCAATATGTTTTTGAAGACGAAGTCAAAGAGTTTATTGATCCGGTCGCTCTCATGACTGCGGCAAGAACTCAAATGCTCAAAAAACTGAAAAACGAATTTGACTTCGAACTTGAGGTATGCAAGTTAGAACACGTTGATCCAACTCCATTTTTTGAAGACGTTTCACGTTTAGCCTTGGAGTATATAGATTTGGTAAAAAAATCAAAAGACCCTGAACCCAATACCAACTAGCAATTCTTTATTCGTATCAATTCCTATAAGAGCTCCAACATTACCATAATACAAACCGGCGCTTGCAACGCCGGTAATTTTTTTATCTTCTATATTATAATTCACACCAAGCCCAGCTTCAACCCGTGCTCGTTCTGTTATATGTATCCTTGCAACCGTGTAGCCTGCACTTATTGAAATAGAATCGCTGTATAAAACAGCTACGCGAACCGGCTCCAACCAGTCTATTTTTTTTATCGTCTCTACTTTTTTTATGGTAATTTCTTCTGGTATAACTGTTTTATCCTTGTCAACGATAAAGTTTCCTCCAGGATCTTTTTTTAAAACAATTTTTATTTCTCCTGTGCCGGTCTTTTTCTTTGACTGAATTAAGTCATAGTCGATAGACGCATCAAGAATCATTTCAAGATCAGATTCCGGTGGTAAAACTTTTACCTTTGGTTTTTTAAAAATAGCAATAATCAACAAGCACAAAAGACAAAAACAACAAAGCAAAAAAAACACGTTTTTATAAATCTTCATATTGAATCCTCCAATGGTTTAAAGGTAAGCAGTTTATTTCGGTAATATTCATAATACACAATTACTCGCGTATAATTTTGTTATAAAGATCTATGATATCTTCTTTTAGTTTTTTCCATTCCGATGGGTTTTCAATGTAATATTGGGGGCATTTTTTTCCAGTAATATCGCAGTGTGTGTATATCGCTTGTGGTAGTAGTTCATATGTTTTTATAAGATATGCAAAACGCTCTACTATAGCACCACGAACAACATCACTTGGACGACCATCAAGATCAACGTAACAATACTCTACTCCATACAAAAATGCATTTGGATAAGAACCAATTCCCTTTCCAGTTGGTGTATATTTCGATCCTCCAACATGGTATGCAATTTCCTCAGATGGTATGCAAAGCTCTATGATTCCTTTTAACCCGATGATCTCATGTGCAGACGCAAAAACAGGACTCTTTTTTTCTTTTGAAAGTTTTTCTTCATCCTGGTTTTTCAAACTCTCAAAATAGTTTCTGTTAGCGAGCGCACCGGTACCGGGGTTTCCGGTTCCATGCAAAACGAGTCCACGGATCTTTTGCATTTTAGTTCCCGGTCTTGAAAACTTATTTATAGTCAAGTAACTTTTAGTTATCTCCATCACCATCACCATCCCTTTTCTTTATTATACCAGTTATTGTAGAAGCCGCGTTTGCACCCGCAAAAATAGCAAAAGCCCCGAGCATGCCAGTAACAGCATCGGAGCCGCTTAATACTTTCAAAAAAACATATACCGAGCATATTAGTATGATGCTTACACACAATAAAAACTTTTGACCTCTAAAACGCATTTTACGGTCCTTTTTTTGCTAAGAAATAAAGAAGTGCAGCAACACCAGAAAAACCACCAAGCCATTGCATGATTGTTTTTATTACATTCCAAGTTGCATCTCTTTTTGCTCGATCAATTTCAATATCAGACTTTGCACTTGTATTTCCTTCAAGCTTTTTTTCACACGATAAAATCCTCAAATTCAAAGCTTCAACATCTTTATCAATCAACCCGTTGCAAGCCTTGCATTTCGAAACCTTATCCTCAATCAATGATATTCTTTTTTCGTGATCTGTTGATATGGACTCTGCTTTTAAAATTCTTAGGTCTGCATCGTGTATTGAATCAAGCAGTCTTGAAAGCGTTGTATTTATTGTTACCAACTGCCCTTCAAGCCGCTCGATGCCGCCCTCAAAAAGTACTTTGACTTCACGCACAGTCACGTTACTCACCAACCGGAACGTCTTCTTTTTCTACAACCTCAGCACGAACTAAGTTTTTTTGAAAAAAGTCAACCAAAACTTCTCCTTGCTGCATTGTAAAAGTGTTTTTGTTTTGTTCTAAAAACTTTTTGATAGAACCTTCTGATAATAAAAAGTATACTTCTTTACTCATAGAGATACCTCCTTGTTTTTATTGATTATACAATTCGCTTTTTCCATTGTCAAGCCCTGCCATTATCCAATTACTTCAATCGTTGCTGTTGTTATTGTTACGGTGTTTCCGGCACTAGCAGTACCCCACTCGTACGTTTGGTCTATTGCAAGCGCACCGGTTGTATCTATTGTGGCTGCACTTGTAACAACCAAAGGTCTACACGTAACAGCGGATCCCGTTATTACATGCGATACGCCGCTAAGAATTACAGTCCCGGAGGATCCTGTTGTCAAACATATTATATCAATCTCGGACTGAACAAAAGCATTTGACAAGTTTGGACTCATAGTTATCGTTGAAGTTATGAGTGTGGTTGCTCCTGTTTTTATACGCATCGTTGTGTTTGGGTTTCCAGATGTAGAAATGAACCCCATTGTTTTTATCTTAATTTTTTTTCCAACTGTAAAGAAGTTTGCTGGTAGTGTTTTTGTCCCTGTTGCTGTTGCAGTTAAGAGCGTGGTTTCTGTGGTTGTATTTGCTATTGTAGCTAGAGCCTTTGAAACATATACAAACCCGGACTGATATTGTGCGACACCCTGGAGCATTGCAGCCTTTGCCTTTGTTACTGAATCAACCCATTGATCTCCAGCCGCCGGTGTAGAGTTCGTTAGTTCGGCCTGTCTTACGACTCCAGTCAACATAACATTTCTAAACCGTGATAGGTTCTGACCGATATCAACCAGTCCGTGTTTGTTTGTTAAAGAACCATCACCAAGCAATACCGGAACTACACAAGGGCCGTCGATTATTCCAGAAAAAAGCGATGCATCACCTGCCCCGGTTGCAATCGAGGCAACACCCAAGAAACATTCAGCAAAGTCTATGTTTCCAGAAGAATACCCTTTTATACAAGTAACAGAGCTCCTATATCCATACAAATCACCATCATCGGACGTTCCAAAGAAGTCGGTAACAGCATCATCAAGAAGTCCGGCTGCAGTTTTTGCTGCAAGAGTACCACGGTTTCTTAAAAAGAAACGAGTTGAACCGGCATCACCGCCGCCACCAGCGTATAACATTTCTTGATAAACACCGGTACCAGATTGCATACGAATAGCGGTCTGAACATCCTGTGAAACTATGTTAATATTGTCAGTTAAAAACGCACCCTTAAAAGGTAGTAATTCGGTTCCTATATTAAGAATTAATGATTGTGAACTTGATGCCGGCCTCATCCCTTCATGATCGAAAATAAATCTTGAAGGCACTGCACCCGATTGCGTTGAACGTGTTGCAATAACAAACGCACCCTTGCAGTTATCTCCTGTTCCAACTTCAACAGACGGCGTTATCATACAATGACCCAGGTTTATGCTTTCAGTACCGTTCCAGGCCGCTCCAATAAACATTGCAACTCTAAACCAAGCCGGTGTTGCTGCACCGTCCGGGCGTTTGTAAACACTCTGAACTGCCCCATCGAATGTTGTGGTTGTTTGACTGTGACTAATGATAACGCGTGTTCCAGATGTTATTTTTGATGCAATTATTTCACCAGAAAAATTTGCAACCAGGTTCGTCACATTTAAGTAGTCGTTTGAATCGAATGAAATTCCATAAGTTCCACCCGATTTTTTTAAAATGCCAGTCAAAAGAATATTGTCATTTGAAAGAATGTCACCGGTTGAATCAATTGAAATGTTTGAAGATCCGTTTGCAGCCTTTACTCTTAAAGCAACATTACGCCCTCCGGCATGCGTTGCTATTGATTCAAAAACAGATGCAACCGCGTCTGCTGTATCACCAGACTGTGACACCAAAGCCTTTGCATATATAGCACGTCCTTCATATATGTATCGTGTTTTTCCAACTGCAAAAATAGCATTTGATGTTTCACCTTCAAGCTCCGGTGAAACAGCCTCAAAAAATGCAGCGTTCAATTCTTCTGTTGTTTCTTCAGTATCACCATTCGAAAAAAGAGCTTTTGTTTTTGGAAATGAAACCAGTTCATTATTGGTTCCAACTCTAATCGTATCAAAAATTGCATTACTTGAAACGCGAACCGGATCTATTACAGATCTATCTGATATTTTTTTCACGCCTCCAATATACACATCAACGGCCTCCGCAGTTAAGTCCGGGTAATCAATAATAATTTTATCACCTGAAACCGTGTGTGAATTTGTTATTTGTGTTGATGTTCCAGCCTTGTATGTTACAATATCACCCTGTGAAAAAACTGAAGGATCTATTACTTCACGATTCTCGATTAAAACAAAAGTATCTTTCATTTTTCCTCCTTAGGAAAGTTTATAACTCCAAGAACAAATCTTTTTTATGTTCAAGCTGTTTTTATATGGTGTTTCGGAACCCTCCGATAAAAGAAACATCACACGAAGCCGCTTGTTTTGCATATCAAGCACGACCGGCGTTGATGTTGATGCTCTTGATATCGCACCGCCTGCGATTGCAACACCATAGTCAACGATCCAGTTATCACCATCGAAAAATTGTGGTTGTGGTAATTCTTTTCTTGCAATAACAGTCCTGTTTTTTATTGATACAAGGTAGATCTTTTTATTTACCGAATCAACCTCAATTGCAATCTCTTTTGTTACAAAGTAAAGCGTTCCGGTACAAACTCCTTTATTCACTGAAAGCCCTGCTATTTGACTGAAGTTAAAAGCATTTGCAAAAGCAACATAATCATAAACCCAGAAGGTATTGTTGTATCCATCGTATACAGTCACCCCGCCGCTTGTTATTTCATATACCGATAAACAACCGTGGTTTGAATTAGCTCTGCGATTTGCCGTATTTGTTCTTTCCGAGAAGCCTGTTTCGTTATCAAAATCACAAGTATAAACACTAAATTGATAGTTAGATGGAAGCGTTGAAACGAGCGGCGGCATCATATAAATTGTATGAAGCTTGTCTTTATAGTAAAAAGTCAAAACGGTATGTTGCTGTAAAGACTCTGCAACGTAAGAACTACCCTGGCAGCCATCTTCCGATTCATATATATTGCTTGCTAAATCGCCTGCCTGAACTACATTTTTTCTAAAAATAATCCCATCGGAAACCGTTGCGGGGTCGTCTTCAAGCTTTGCGTTCTGGTGTACTGTTACCAGGTTGTTTCCAACGTAACAGCGTGAAACGCCTCCATAAAGCGTTGAACCGTTTGTTGTGGGGTAAACTCCCATTTCTGAATAATCATCATCTAAAAGCCAGTTTGAATCATATATATCAAAAGAATCTGGAAGCGTTTGTGAATACCCCAACACCTCGGTATTTAAAAGAAATGTTGCATCAATCGTAACCCCTGACTTGATGTTGTTATTTCTATACGTAACAACCGGGTCTTCTTTTAATGCAGCCCAGCCCTTCACCGTAGAATTATCTGAACGAGGCTGTAGATAGATCTTATGCCCTGATCTTTCCAGGCTAAAAATTTGTAACAGTGTATTAATTTCTGATTGTGTAAGCATCTGCGGGCCGTAACTTATTTTACATTCGTAATACTCTCGATTTACGTCCGTATACTTTTTAATCCATTCACCCTCAATGTTTTTTTCTAAAGAGAAATTAGATTCAAGAGTAATTACATTACTTGAAGGCCTGCGTAAGGTAATCGGTCCGAGAACGATGTTGTCACCGGTTGAATCGTACACCGTAATCACTGGTTTCCCGGTTCCAATATAAACTTGCATCTTTACTCCTTCTACAATACCGAGTGTGGGTCAAGCAAGTCGGTAATGTCTTTTGCTATACCTGTGTAAGTATACTCAATTACTCCATTGCTGTCAATGTCAACATCCACTCCGAGACAAAAAAGATCCCGATCAAGCGCGTAAAAATAATCAAAGTATGTTAAATCGAATCTTTTTTTTGTCTTTACTGTCACCGATTTTACTCCAAATTGAAACAAACGAAGCGCTTCGTTTTCGTAAAAGATCTGGATGGCTGCGCTTTTGCTTGAAACCGGCGGCTTTGCTGTAGAGAAGTCCCAGGTTTCTGTTTTGTATTCAATAATATCCTTTTTTTGAATAGTCTCTTTTACTGTGTAATTTCCAGATATGAAAAGAGCTTTTAAGTTTTTGAAAACGAGGTTTTGATTCCTATCCAAAAAAACAATAGCAAAATAATATTTTCTAAAGTCTGAAATTACGTCCAGCAACTTCTTGTCTTTTACATCATACTCAATACAGTCGTACAGGTATCGAGTTTTTTTTATAGAATTTTCAAGTATAGAAACACCATCAATTTTTCCAACCTCACATGTTACTTGACTTCTTACTCCTGCAGATCTACGTCTTATTGCTTGAAGTGTTTTTCCAGTGACTGTTGATTTTGATTTTCTTATATATGGAGAATAGTCTGAGTCAATTAAAAACTCCTGCTGTTTACTTATTTGTGTAAAAGCCATATCTTTTAAATCAATCGTTTGGAATTTAATGTTTCCAATCGAGTCAGTGTGATATGCAATTCTCAGTGTTTCTATTCCATCTTGTAAATACAAGTAGTTAGAACCGCGTATAAAACCGTGTATAAAAAAATCTTCGGTTGTATGCCTACATTTCCCAATATAGACCTGTGACAAAAAAACACCAGAATCAAGCCAGTCTTTAATACTTGAAAATCCGCTGTTACTCGGCATATCACCATAAAGCCTCATATAAACACTATCAAGATCATCGCTTTCTATTGTTGCAACAAGCCAGCCAAGTTTGTCATTTTTTCTTGATAATACACTAAAATCATATATTCCATCATTCCCAAGTATAGAAAAAACAATATCGGTATTTGAAGGGTTTGATGCAGGTGTACCTGTAAAACGACCAGAATCTGAGTTGCATATGTAGTCAATAATAGAGTTGTCAAGCTCTGTTTTTGTTATGCCTAATTGACTTAGTGATATTTCTCTATTTGTAATCGATCCACCAAGATCAAAATAAACAGAGGCTATCGATACAACAGAGTCATATTCTGGTGCAGATTGTGCAGCAATCTGTAAATCAATATCATCAACATTGTCAATGTCTACGCCATGAATTATTGTTATCGCTGGTCTTTCATCGTATTTTGTTCCTTTTTCTATTGTAATTGTAGATGTATTTTTTACTATCTCCGATGTCCTTGAGTCTTTTAATTTGTGTACCGCGATCCTATCTGGATAAGTTGAAAATTTTTGCCCGACACCAACCGCGTATGCTCCAGAAACTAAAAGATTATTTCTATTATACTTAGTAACAGCAATGTCTGTTACTGTTTTTGCATAAAACTCATCGTCAAAAATTTCACCAAACGAAACGCTAGAGTTCGAAATAGTTTTACCGTCTTCAACATCGTAAATAACACCCTTTATTTGTGAATCAAAATTAAGTTGTTTTACTATAATTGGTTTTATAGAATCAAGTTCTGCACTACTTTTTGCGGTACCAAAAAGCTCTCTTTCTGTTATTGTAAAAGAGTATAGGACTTTTTCATTTGGCAGTTGTTCAACAAACAAAAAAGAACTATAAGATGCTATTTCTGTATCTATTAATATTAATCCACTTGTTGGAACTATTGATTTGTCAAAAACATCTTGTGAAAAAGATATTTTACATTCTGAACTTGTCAAAGAATAAAGCTCTCCAGAAACAACAGATTGCGTTGAAGGTATCTCAAGACAAAACCTAGTCAAGCCCTCAAGGTCCCCAATTGAAGTTCCAACGTAGTTTATAATTTTCGAATCAAGTGTATACATAAGATTCGGAACTGTAAACTCCACGAAATTGAAACCATTTTTTCCATCCTGTTTAATCATTTTTTTATCAACCAGTCCGATGAATTCAGAAACTCCATAAATAAAGATCTCAATAAAATGGCTTTGACTTGTATTAAAATATTCATAATATGAATCATACGCTGTCTCATTAAAAAGCGCAGCGTTGTTTTTGTCTATCATTCGAATTATAATGTTCGGAATTTCTATCTCAAAGTTTCTATTACTTGCAGTTCCCTTCAAGCCGCGTATAATATTTCCCATTATATCTTTTGTGATATCAATGGCGTCCTCTATTTTTATTTCGTTTACATGAAGGGCGACCTGCATGTATTTCTTTTTATCGATTATCATTTTACAAACCTACCTTGTGATTGCTGCACCGTTGAAATTGTTTTAACAACGTCCTTTGCAATTTCTTCTTGTGATGCGATTCCAAGCGGAGCCTCGTATATAAGCGTAATCGCTGGCTGCATGTTAAGAGAGTTCACGGGAACCGGCAACGCCCCGGGGTTTACTGTATTAAGTGCAGATCCAACGCCCCCGGAAATGCCACCTGAAACGCCTCCAGAAGCCGCTCCCGCTATGCCACCTGCCACATTACTAACGCCTCCAGTGACAAGCCCTATAAGCTTCATTAGGCCGTATACAACGAGTTGCTTTGCTATAATCATAACGAGCATTTTAAGTAATTGCTGCCCTGCTTTTTGAAGTCCTTCACCAAGGCTCCACTCACCATCATAAATTTCAGAAAGCGAGTTCATGAGTTGATCGGTGTAAAAAAGAGGGTCTTGTAATGAATCGGATAAAGCGGAGTTTACTGTACCCCACATCGTAACGGCTGCAGTAGCCTGCTCACCGGTTCTTATGTTGAATTCTTCGAAATTGGATCTCTCGATGTTTCTTATTTCCGAATCGTATTTAATCCAATCGCTTGTAAACATAACAAAACCATCGCGTCTACGTTTTAATTCAGTAAGATATTCTTCAGTAGTTAGCTGCTCTGTTTCAAAAAGATATTTATACTTGTTTTCATATATTTCTTTTTCGTTTTGCCGTTGTTGTTCAAGCGCTTCTGATCTTTTTTTTGCGTTGGCATCGTCTTGTTTTCTTTTTTCTACATCAAGATCAATTTGCTCCTGTGTTGTTTTTTTCTCGTATTCTTTTGCTGCAACAATTCCTATCATAGTTTGTCTAAGTTTTTCAAGCTTTGCCCTGTCATCATCTGAAATAATAAAATACCCACCTTCAAACTTTTTTCTCTCTGCTTGATAAACCTTTTCAATCATCTCTATTATTGACTCGGTGCTAAGTTTACCAAGTCGTTCTTGATCTCTTAATGTATCAGATAAATATCTGAGATACGATCCAGCCTGGAAATTTTGATCGATACCCGGCATTTGAAGCGCCCTGCCACGACCACTCAAGTATTGTTCAAGTTCATTAAAAGAGTCTATTACTTCTTTTGGATAATCCTTCGTTGAAAGAAGTGCGGTGTAAAAGCGAAAATATTCTTCTGTAAATTTTGCAAGTTTTGATGTTCTTAGTCTTGCACCAACAA